GAGGAACAGGGTGGCTCAGTACCGTTGGTCTACGGAGACGACGGCCAGAGACCAGATGTTCCTCGAGCTCTTCTTCGGCGAATCTGACTGAGTGTAGATTCCACGGTTTTCAGGTTCCATAGGTAAAAGAAAAGCCCCGGCGTTTGGCCGGGGCTGTGGCGGGTCATCAGAAGGGCGCGTCCTCGATCGGCTGCGGAGGCGGAGCCTGGCGTGCGGCGTCAAAGCCGGAGTACCAGTCGTCCGCGGAGCTCGCGACGGGCTTGGCCTCAGTCGCGGCGGCGGCGCGCTTCGCCTTGGGCGCGGCCTTCGCGGGCTCAGGCGCGGGTGCGGGCGCTGGTTCCGGCTGCGGAGCGGGTGCCGGTTCCGGCAGGGGCTGCGGATCTGGGGCCGGTTCCGGCGCTGCCGGTGCTTCCTCGATCACGGGGGCGGCCGCCGTGCCCTTGTCGATGTACTCGGCGTCGAGCCAGTCCTGCTCAGTGAGCGTTTCTCCGCGGTCGGTGCGCTCGTCGATCTCGGTAGCGCGGACGGCCTCGATGCTGACCGGCAAGTACTTGAAAAGCCGCCTGATGACGGTCTTCTTGGCCATCGCGTCCCAGTCGCTCACCCAGGGGCCGCTCTTGCCGGCCTTCGAGCGCGACCGGACGGACTCGACCTCGGCGCGGCTCATGACCTCGAACTGCACGCCTCCGTCCTTGAGGACTGCGACGGCATAGACATAGATGACGGGGCCGCGGTCGGCGCTGGGGGAAGGCGTGTGCCTGATGTCCGGGTGGAGGCCGAGCTCATAGTGGAAGTCGTCGGCCTCGTGCACGACATAGGCGCTGAGGCTGACGATCTGTCCGGAGCGGCGCGCCAGGTCGATCATTCCGCGGTAGCCGATGATGAGCTGGCAGGTCTTGCCGTAGGGAAGCAGGTAGCAGTGTCCGAGGGCGCTGCCGGGCTCTAAGCCCAGAGCGGCGCATTGCATAATTGCGCCTAAAAGTGAGTCCTGATTGCAGTTTATGAGTTCCGGCGTTTTGCGGAACTCGGTCATGACGATTCGTGTTAGGCGGTCTGCCGTGAGTGATTTTGGCAGCGCCATCGCCATCTGCCTTTTGAACTTTGGATCCAAAAGCATGTTGATGATGGGATTCTTGCTGGTCATGCGCTTCTGGGGCGCGGCGGCCGGTGCCTGCTGCGCTGCGGGAGCGATGGCTCCGCGGAGCTTGTCAGTGGTGGACATAGTGAACGGTTCCTTTGAGATGTTCGGTTTTACTTACGCGACGCGGAGGACGCGGAAGCTGGAGGGCTTGCAGTAGGCAGCGTAGGTCTCCGGGTCATCGGCTTTGAAGGCGGTCGAGTCGAAGCGCCGGGAGGTCTGAGCCTTGTAGGTCGCGGCCTTTTTGCCGGCGATGGTGATACCGGTGTCCGCGCCGATGGCGAGGATGATCTTGGAGGCGATGGCCTTCTCCTGCGCCTCGAGTTCCTTGATCTGCTCGCGAACGGTCTTGAGGTCGCCGACAAGGGCGGCTTCCTCGTTGGAGGCCTCGCGCATCGCGCCGCTGTCCTTGGCATAGAGCGCGCGCACGTCGGCGACGCTGATGGGCTCCGGCGGGACGTGCTTCTCGACGTGCTCGAGCCAGAAGGCGCGGACCTTCTCGCGGATCATGTCGAAGACGTCCGGGTCGCGGTCGACCTTGTAGATCCGGAAGTCCTGGCCGCCGATGAGGACTGCGACGTAGCAGACGGGCACCCCCAGGAGGCCCATGTACCACTGGATCTGCGTCTCGTAGTAAAGAGGGATTTCATGGTCGCTCACGACCTCGCCGGCCTTGATCTCTTCCTCCTGCGAAGGCCCCCAGCCGTCCGAGAGGCGGGCGGTTTTGCACTCGAGGATGGCCCCCTGGCCAGCGTAGCGGTCGATGTTGGCGATCTCCCAGTGCGCGGCCGGGTTCCGGTACATGCTCTCCTGCATCGTGCACTTGATGCCGGTGCGCTCGGAGAACTCATCGGCGATGGTGGCCTCGAGCTTGGTGCCGAAGTGCGCTGCCTGGCTGGTCAGCTCCTTCGGCGCCTCCCCGATCTTGTCGAGGTAAACGTCGTAAGGCGTGCGCCAGGGGCTGAGGCCGAGGATGGCGGCGACATCGCTGCCGCCGACGCCTTTCTGGCGCTCTTTCAGCCAATCAATGCGTGATGCAATCATGATGTGACTCCATAAATTTGGTTATCAACCAAATCAAAAATTGGTTCATAGCTTTTGACCCGTAAGCTTTTGCAGGAATTCGAGGCGCTCGCCGCCGTTGAAATACGACGTTTTCCGACCGTTCTGATCGATCACGATCACGTATGACGGAGTGGGTTTGCCTTCTCTATGAAGTTCGACGATCATTCGTCCGATCTGGGCGCCACGACTGTCGAAGCAGGTGATTTCGTGCCGTCCGCCGCACTGCACAACGTTGAAAGACGACGCGCAATTCATGAGGCGTCTTTCAGGAAGAAGCACGGGATCTTCTTCTTCGATCTCAGGAGTGGAGACGCATTTCGGCTTTTGCAAACCTTGCATCTCGCGTTTCACGTTCCGGACGTATTCAGGATTTACGCCCAGAGCGTGAGACAGCTCTATTACATTTAACTTGCCGTTTTTTATGCATTCCGCGGTTAGTTGGCGAAATGCTTTGGGGTATCTATTTGATGGTCCTCTAAGTGGAGCGGCCTGTCGGCGAATCTCCTCACTGATTTTTTTGTTCTGGCATCTGCTCTTAATTTCAGCATCGACCCTTCGCACATAAGTGGCTGATGCCCCTGTGACTCTGCTGATTACGAGTTGAGAAACCGAGAGCTTCAAAGCTTTTTCTACCAGAGCCCTGAATTCATCAGATCGCCGCAGCCTCCGTCCTTTATCAAAAGGCTCGATGTGACTGATCACCTCTTGCAAACGCTTTTCGTCCAGCTTCCCGTCAGGAGTTAGTCGAACCGCATCAGGCGGGATAACGTACTTAGTCGTGCGGATCGGAGCATTCTCGTCTGAAGCCCGTGCGGCCTGCGGCGAAAAAAGCGATTTAGGCGGCGACATAAGGCAGAGCTCGTGCAATCGCCGGCGGCAATGCGCGTCTCGCGACTTCTGCATCTTCTGCATCGTCGTCGGCGTGTTTGATCTTCCAGTAGTAAGCGGCAAGCGTGGTCGCGTACTGGAGGATTGCGGCGTGAACGGACTTGTAATCTCCGGACGCAGCTTCTACAGGCGTTGCCGCCTTGGCCATGTAGATGAATGTTGCTTGGAAGCCATCCATATCATCTTTCGCCGCTTTTTCAATTGGGTGCGATTCATCTTCCGCCACCAAAAAGGCAACGGTATCGATGAACTCAAATACCGGATGAGGGAATGTTTTTCCCAGAACCTGTGCAGTCGTAGTTTTTGTGTTCATTTTTGTGCTCGCAGTGCTTGAATCTTTTGAGTTGTCAACTGAGCGAATTCCTCTAAGAAGTCAGGCGGGATTGGCGTGTTGTTGAATGATCGAGAGCTCTCCGGTCTCGTCCTTAGACCGAGCGTGAGACTCGCGGAGCTTCTTGAAGATCTGAATGAGCTCCTTTTTGGTGCGCCTGATCATGCGGCGTCCTCAGCACGGTCGCGCTTGTTCTCCTCGTACTCGTACTGAGACCATTCCTTGCAGGCCCGGTCGGCCTTGTGCAGGATGCGGTCGATTACGTCGAAGAACTCCCCGCCCTTGGCGGCCTCGCGGTCGAACGCTTCGCGGAACCCCTCGACGTTGTACAGGGAGCGCTCGAGGACGCGGCGTGCGCGGGTCTCGCGGTCATGGCCGGAGAGGAGCGCCCACCACACCCCAAGTTCGTAGAGATCGCGGTAGAAGCCGCGGTAGAAGTCGATCTCGAGCTCAGCCGCGCCGGAAAGGCAGCGCGGAGTGAATTCGGTTTCGTTCATGATGAAGCCTCAGTTGGTAGCGAGGTATTTGAGGAGGTATGAGCCGCCGTAGATGACAAGGCACATCGTCGCGAAGAAGATGACCCCGCCGATGACGCCGATCATCTGGGCTTGATGCTCTCTGGCGAGCTCAGCCGGGGTGAAGCCCTTTGCCGGGGAACCCGTCAGCGCGTCGAGCAGGAATTCGGTGAGCCTCGTCATTTCCTTCCCCTCATCTGGTGAGCAAGCGCAGCACCCGCGGCGAAGGCAAACCCCTCGCGGTCTTCAATGCCTTCGTCGATGTCGAGGAGCTGCTGAAGGTGCCCGCGAAGAAGTGCCGTTATTTCCACGTCGGCCGTGTAGTTCGCGCGGTGAATGACGCTGCGGAAGCCCTTGCAGGCAAGCCACATGTCGGAGCTGTCGAACGTCCGGAAATCGACGGGCGCTTGATAGGTGCTCATTTCGTTCTCGCAAAAGAAAAGCCCCGGCGCTTTTCGGCGTCGAGGCTCTATGAGGTTGGGGCTCCTTCGGAGTAAGGTAGAGAAGTCCGGTGACAAGGAAGTTCTTTAAACCAAACTCCGAAGGAGGAAAGATGTCTGTTCAGACAGAATTGGAAGATGCCATCATCAATCGGCAGGTAGTGCGCTTTGTCTACGATGGGCTTCAGCGCGAAGTTGAGCCCTTTTTGCTCGGCACCACCACCGCAGGGCGTCCCGCGCTGCGCGCTTACCAAACAGCAGGCGGTAGCAGGTCAGGCAAAGTGCCCGAGTGGCGCGTGTTTTTGCTCGACAAAATCGTTGGCCTAACCACATGCCAAAAGCAATTCTCCGGTGAGCGACCGCTCTACAACCCCGCTGACGAAGGTATGCAATCCATCGGCGTTCATATTTAGCCTGAGCGCCGCAGTTACACGGCCCCGGCGGAAGCGCGGGGCCGTTGTGAACTGCACAATCGCTGTCGTGTTGAATCATGGTGTTCTCCATTTAGATTCAAGTCTCCTCCCGGAGCGTGCCTTGCATGGGGGCGCGGCCCTTTTGGAATGAGGGCCGGTGGAGACGGCTGAAGCTGGGCTCTCCGGAGAGAGCATGAAAAAGCCCCCGCTCCTTTCGGGGCGAGGGCTGATTGTTCGTGTCAGCGGTTAGTGACGATGCTTCGGGGGAAGACCGCGAAGTAGGTACAGGGCGAATGCCGCACCGATTACGCCGAAGATGGCTACTAGCGTCCATAAGTCCATGTTCATCGCTCCAAAAGGTATGTGAGTAAGAGGCTGACCGCCAAGAACCCCAGTCCAATCAACGCCCCTTGGAAGTTGTACTGGAAAAGCCCTAAGGCCAGACCTGCAACACCTACTTTCTCATAGATGTCGGCGATCCTTTTCACTAGAGCGCGTTTTTGATTGTCAGTAAGTGTCACGTCGTGTCCCCGTGTGTCTCTGCAATCCATTATACGAAAAGCCCACCTCAGCCCGCTCTTGAGAATGGGCTCGGGTTAGCCTTCTCCCCGGAGCACTACGCCGGGGCTGTGTGTGGTTGGCGCGGGCATCAGCTCGATGCCGCGGGGTTCCCCTCGCGCCGTATGGGATCTCCCTCGGAGTAGGCTGTAGGTTGCCGGGATAGCAACTGGCACCCACTAACCAACTCCAAGGGAGGAAAAATGTTCGAGATGAATAACCCTCAGCACTTCTACTTGGGACAGGGCGTCCCAAAACTTTCAAAGGCGGAGGTTCTGTTCTTTGGTCTCATCCAGAGCGGCGCCATTACGCTTGAAAAGGTTCCGCTCCCGTGCGCTCGCGACGAGATCGGATACGTCGATGACGCCGATCCGGCCGTTATGGAACCGCTTCAGCAGAATCTTGAGCTGCTCGCGGATCTGTATGAGAAGTGCCGCCGGTTTGCGGCTCGCCGTGATGAACAGAAGTAAGTTGCCGTAAGGCTTCAACCTCATCGAAGAAGGCGCTCAGGGCTTCCTCGAACGCCTTCTTTTGGTTTTCAACCTCTTCCCGCGTGATTGGAGCGATGTAACTGCCGCCTGTTCCCAAAACATTTTTGCCTTCGCGAAACGAGGCAGCGTTAATCGCCTGCGCATACGCACTCGCGGCAATCAGAAGCCAGCGCAATTCGTTTTCGGCCGTCTTGCTCCTTCCAGGAAGCGAAAGCTTGAAGTATCGCTTGGCGTCAATTTCCATCTCTTTCTCCTATGAAAAAGTCTGTGAAAGCGTCATCGGTGCAACGAACTGCTTCGCCCATGATCGGATAGCAAACCGCATCGAATGCGGCATAGGCGGCCGCCAATGCATAGATGATCCGAGAATCTTCTTCCGTGATCGGCGTAACGATCAGACGGCCGTCTTCAATTTCTACCTTCATAAATCCTCCTAAGAAAGGCCCACAGAAGCGCTCGATTTCGCAAGCGCTTCAATTGGCCCTCTCCCTCGCCGATGGTCTGAACCAACTCCCGGCGGGGGAGATTCACTGCTCAGGTCTGCCCGTGTGCGTTTTTGTCCGCTCGGCGGGAGGTACTAGCTCCGCGCCTTTATTGGCTTTCCCTTCGCCCGTCTGACTACTCATCATCCGGTGCACCTCTCCGCCTTTCGGGCGGGGGTGGAAGTTGTCGTCCTGCTCTCCCACTTCCTGTGTGAGGTAAAAGAACTTATGCATCATTCGATGCATCTGATGGAACGAATAGTACACTGCAAGATGTAGTTTGACAACACCGAACGGGGATTTTTGGGGTGCGAGCGGAGTGCATCATTTGATGCACGTCAAAAATCGAAGCAACAAAAAACCCCGCTCGAGGCGGGGTCATTCGCGCAAGTGCGCGTGGGTATCACCAGAACTTCGTGGACTCGACCATGACGCCGAGTAGGCGTATCTCTGCTTCGGTCGATTTGATCGTCGGATAGTCCGGATTCTCCGGGACTAGATCAAACGTAGTCATACTGGTTTGCTTGTATCGCCGCAGTACAGGTGTGGCCTCCGGAGCTATCTGCGCGAGGACGTACTTGCCCGGCGCGGGCTTGACGTCTTTCTCGCAGACAACGAGGTCCCCAGGGTTGAGCAACGGGAACATGGAGGCGTCCTCTATTCGTAGCGCGATGCTGTTGGGTCGGTTGATCACTGAAAGTAAGACCTCCGTCACGGTGGGGGTCGGCGATGCAGCTGTGTTCCATGTGACTAGAGGCACCTTGTACACGTGCAAGTCCTCTACAGGAAGGACCCCCGACTGCCGTACTTGATCGAGCTCTCCCGGTTGAAGCTCGAGCTCGTTTTCAAGCCTGCGAGCGAGTTTCTCTCCGAAAGCCTTCCGCGCATAAAGCACATCGCAGATTTGGCTGATCGGGCGACCAGACCGCTTCGCGACGTCGCTGACAGATGAAACATCGACTAACCGCTGCAAGTTAGCACGGCGGATCTCTTGTATAGGCATTGGATCTCCTGAAGGGTGATGCCGATAGCGTATGCACATTTTGATGCGGACAACTACCCTGAATCGTGTACAATCTGAAGTGCATCAAACGGGGTAGTTTGGAGGACCCAAATGCAATTCAAAGACTACTGGGATCAGATGCCCAGCGCAAAAAAGGTCGAGTTCGCGAAGGCCTGCCGGTGCTCCAAGGGGCACCTGAGGAACGTCGCGAAGGGTTACCGAAAAGCGTCTGCTGCTCTCTCGTATCTGATCGAGAAGGCGAGCATGGGACTCGTCCCTAAGGAATCTCTGCGTCCGGACTTTGTCTGGTGATCTCTGTTGTGCGTGATACGGAGAGACGTATGCATTACTACACCCACAACATCGGCGAGTTCGCGGTCGAGACGCGCTTCCTCAGTCCTGAGGACATCGGCGTCTACGTGATCCTCAAGGATGAGTATTTCTCTACCGGCATGCGACTCGCATGCGACCGCATTGCGGAGTTGATGCCACCGGAATGCGAGGCATCTCTGAAGAAGGTGCTCGCACGTTTCTTCACTCTCGAGGACGGTTTCTATGTCCGTGCGCAGTGGGAGAAAGAGCTCGCCGGGTTCAAGGACAAGGGAGCGATCAACTCGGAAAACGCGAAAAAGCGGTGGGCGAAGCGTCGCGAGGCTACCGAATCGCAAGCGAAAGAAAGCGACTCGGTTGCGACCGTATGCGACTCGCATGCGAATCGCACATCCTCGCATGCGAAGTCATGCCTAACCAATAACCAAGAACCAATAACCAATAACCAAAGAATAGAGAGCACTGACGTGCTCTCTGCGCAGGCGCAAGCGCCCGCGAGCACGCAAACGAAGGCAAAGGCCAAGCGCAAGTCCTCGATGTGCTCCGTCGAGCGCCCGGAGGACGTCTCTGCGCAGGTCTGGAGCGACTGGCTCCAGATCCGCAAGGCCAAGCGCCTCCCGCTGACGAAGACCGCTTGGGACGCCATGTGCGTCGAGGCTGAAAAGGTCGGCTTCACGTCCGCCGAGGCCGTCAAGCACGCCGTCGAGCGCGGCTGGGCGGGCTTCAAGGCCTCTTGGTACGAAAACGACAGGAGCCAGGACAAGGCCGGGTCTTCGCAAGAGGATCCGGGCTTTGGGTGGCTCTGAGGAGTGAACGATGAAGACCCCCACCGTATTCAGCGGCGCCGACATGCAGGCGCTATACGCAAAGATCGCGCAGGCTCGCGCTCAGGCGGACGCGTCCGCGCCTGCCGATGAGACCGAGCAGGAAGCCGCCCCCATCGATCCGGCGAAAGCAGAGCGCGCGGACCTTTTCGCGCGGAGGTACGCAATCCTCCGGAAGGCCCTCCCTTGGGTCTCGCAGCCGAAAGCCTGCTCGATCAGCAGTTACGTCTGCGAATGCCCCGATCAGGAGAAGGCAGTCAGGGTCTGCCAGCGCTTCGCGGACCGCCTGCTCGATCGCGTCCTCGATGGGCGCGCGGCGACGGGCATCCTCCTCGTCGGCAAGCCCGGCACGGGAAAGACACACCTCGCGCGCGGCATCCTGTGCAACCTCGCCGCGCAGGGCGCGCCGGGCTTCTTCATTCCGGCGACCGAGTTTTTCGATTTGTACACGCCGTCTTTCGGCGCTCAGCTCGACGTCCCACTCTGGAAAGTCCGGGAGCTTCTGTCCGGAATCTCCTGCCTCGTCCTCGACGACGTCGGAACCTCTGCGTGGACTGACGCTCGACGCGACAGGCTCCAGCAGGTCCTCGACTCCCGAATCGCGGCCGGTCTGCCAACCGTTATCACGACGAATCTCGGAAAGCAGGACTTCGCCGACGAAAACGCGTCGCGCATCTCTTCCCGCATGTCGCAGTACCTCTTCCCGCTCGCTTGCAAATGGACCGACTGGCGCGAGAAGACCGCGGCGAAGCGCTTCAGCCCTGAGGAGCTCTTCTGATGCCGCTCACCGTCATCGATCTACTGGCCTGCCGCTTCGCCCCCGGCCAAACCGGCGAGCAACGCCACAATGCCTATAAGCACTCGCCGCTCAAGTCTGCCGTAACAAGGAGGCTCAAATGATGACAGAAAAGACATTTTCTACAGAGTGGATCAACGAAAGAAACAGGTCACTGGCCAGGGCTGGCGAGGGCATTGTCGCCGCTCGCAAGAGCCTCGATCAACTCGAGAAAGTCCTCATGGAAACAACCTCGGGTCAGTTCCCCGACATCGGACAAGTGGCTGGCACGACGCATCGGCTCCGTGAAGAGATCAATCAGATCCTGATCGGCCTGGTTGAGTCGAGCATGGTCAAACGGGATGGGAGGTGATCTGATGGACCTATCCAGCAAGCTCATCATCATGACGCTTTCAATCTGTGCGGCGGCATGGGCCGTCATGAACGCAATTCTTGTCAAAAAGCTTATTGAGGCCGAACGGTGTCTTGACCAGCTTGAGACACGGATTTCACTTCTGGCCAACTCTGACAGCCATGACCGCAAACGTCTGATGGATAAAGCTCGTGCTTTGAATACGCCATCAGGCCGACGTCGAGCGAAACAACGATCGGGCGCGATCCTGTCAGACATGGCTGAACGTAAACGTCTTGCGTCCATTCGTGCTTCGAATCAACGCGGGTATGAATCGGCAGCGAATCAAGAAAATCCTCGCGCGGGTGTGCCGCGATCTTATGGCCTGGAATGAGAAGGCGAGAAACGTGAGTTGACGACTTCGATCGAATCTTGATCCGAATGTACGTGTGTTCCTCGAATGGCATCGAACTGACACCTTCTATCTCGATCCCTTTGAGGGGCGTTGTGTACTTCTGCCAAAACATGAGCAAAGCCGTTCCAGTCGTAGCGATGGCGGTGAGAGCGCTAAAAAATGAATCAATCAAAGTTTTTCTCCGTGGGTTGGTTGAACAAAGCAGAACTTCTCAGGGCCCTGCAGTTCAATCATCCCACGGGGGACCAAGGAGGTAAATCAACTGTGAGCATCAAAGAAAAACTCAAACAATTGCTGAGCGAACTGGGCCCATACCTGGTTACAGCCTTCGCGTGCGTCAATGCCGCTTTCGTCGGAATCGATCTCTTCGGGAATGAAGGCGCTTCAGGCCTGATTCGCTTCTTCCAGTTCGTGTGTTTTGTGTTCGCCCTCGGATGTGCGCTCTTCTGCCTCGTTCAGACCGTCGTCCACTGCTTCATCCACGCCTTCTCACGGTGGATCAGCCGGACGACCTTCATCCTGAGGGAGCGACATGAGTGAGTGTCTTCGCTGCCGCAACTGCGCACCGCTCGAGCCGCTTCCGAAAGGCGATCCCCGACGGCTCCACCGCGGTCAGTGGGGGTTGCTCGCTCGCGGGCTCGTCGGGTGCTCAATTCCTGGCCCCAGCGGCTATCAGCGGTTCCGTTCTGTTGAGTCGAAAGACAAATGCCCGCTCTTCAAACCCGAAGAAGATGCCTCCCGTATCGAGGCCCGATACCGCACCGTGAAACTCCTCCGCGCGGCCTTCGCCGAGTGGATCGCCGAACACCGACAGAGACTCAAACGTGAAAAGAACACTCGTCATTGAATTCCCGTGGCCTCATCGCGGCTTGTCGCCGAATGCCCGCCTCAATCGCTACGCCAAAGCGACGCTCTTCAAGAAGACCAAAGCGCTCGCCTATCAGCTCACCAGGGCGGCCGCCATCAAGGCTCATGCCCGCGTCACCCTCGCCGAAGGAAGCACGCTCAATCTCAAGCTCACCTGTCAGCCTCCGATCCTCCGTTACCGCGACGAAGACAACTTGATCGCGAACTGCAAGGCGCACTTTGACGGCATCTCACAGGCTGTCGGCGTCGATGACCACCTTTTTCACTTCAGGGAGCAGGAATGGCACAAGCCCAAAAAGCCCGGAAAGCTCACTGTAACTCTCGACTGGGAGGAGAAGCCCAATGCCTAAAAGCGCCCTCAAGCCTACAGAGAAGCCTCAGCGACGCAAGTTCGATCATCGTGGAGCCGGAACAATTCGTCCTATTCCCCGACTTGCCAACGCCGGAACCCCCGATAAACCTGAAGTCCATCTGGGCATCGCGAATTTCCTCCCGCCTATCGCGGCTCAAATCCTCGTCGAGGCCGCAGACAAGGCAAGAGAGCTGCCCGAGATCGACCTTAAGCGCGCCAAAATCATCAGCACGGCAATCGAACGTGTCCGAAGAGGATGGCCGGAACACTTTCGTTAGGGTCAGGGTAGTGGCTACTGTCAACGACGACGGGCGCATCATCGGGGAAGATCACCCCAACGCCCGATACACGAATGAGGATGTCGAGCACGTGCAGGTCCTCCGCGCCGAGGGCTACACGTATGACCAGATCGCCAAGATCATGGATATGCCAGTGCGAACCGTCAGGGGTTATCTCGACGGCTCGCGGCGCTGTCAGTCTGTTGCGGGGTGGAAAACGTTTTTAAGGAGGTGGTGAGAATGCTGAATGCGAGACAGCAGGCGTTCGTCAATGAATATGCGAGAGGAGGCTTCAAGAATGCGTCTGAGGCCGCTGTGAAGGCAGGATATAGCGCCAAAACGGCCGACAGAATCGCCAGCAGGCTGTTGAAAAATGTTGATGTCAGAGACGCTGTGGAGGCTCTTCGCCAACCGGCAAAGGAGGAGGCGATCGTCGATGCGGCATTCGTCTTCTCAGAGCTCAAGGAGCTTGCCAAGTGTTGTGCGCGACGAGTCCCGACGCTCGACCTAGCTGGGGAACCGCGTCTCGACTTGGACGGGAACCCGATTCTCGTTCCCGTCGACGCTGCGGGTGCGAATGCTGCGCTCAAGACACTCTCGCAGTGCCTCGGCATTGGCAAGGAAAAGGACAAGGACGAAACGATCGGAGCTCTTGCCGGCGCTCTTCTGGGGATCATCAATGCAGACAAGTGACTTTGATTTGACGACGAAGGGTGGCGTTTTCAGGGCCATGGTGAAGGTCGCAGGAGAATGCTCGAAAGACCCTCTGCGGTTCGTGCGCTGTGCTTTTCCGTGGGGTAAAGGCATGCTAGAGGGCATGAGCGGCCCAGACGTCTGGCAGGAGGAGCTGCTGTCCGAGATCGGGACGCGGCTTGAGGAGGGGGCGACGGCGGGCGATGTCATTCGAATGGCGGTCGCGTCCGGGCACGGCATCGGCAAGTCGACGACTGTCTCGTGGCTTATCTTGTGGGCTATCTGCACCTACCCTGACACGCGCGGCGTGGTGACGGCCAACACCGACACGCAGTTGAGAACGAAGACGTGGGCCGAGCTCGCGAAGTGGTACAACCTGTGCCTTTTCAAGGACTGGTTCACTTTCACGGCGACGAGCATCTTCTCAAAACAGCCTGGACATGACAAGACGTGGCGCATCGACGCGATCCCGTGGAGCGAGTCGAATCCTGAAGCATTCGCAGGCCTACACAATCAGGGCAAGCGAATCCTCGTCGTTTTCGACGAAGCCTCATCCATTGCCGACATCATTTGGGAGGTCGTCGAGGGTGCCGTGACTGACCGAGATACGCAAATCATCTGGACGGCATTCGGGAACCCTACGCGCTCCGTCGGTCGTTTCTTCGATTGCTTCGGGAAGCATCGTCATCGTTGGTGGCACAAGCACATCGACTCGCGTACCGTCGGCATCTCAAATAAGGCGCTGCTCAAACAATGGGAAGAGGACTATGGCGAAGATTCGGACTTCTTCAAGGTGCGCGTCCGCGGGATCTTCCCATCGACATCCTCGATGCAGTTCATCCCGCGAGACATCGTCCAGGCCGCGATGGACCGCCCGATGGGCGTTGTCAACTATGCGCAGACGGTAGCGATCATTGGCGTCGACGTGGCGCGCTTCGGCGATGACGCATCGGTCATCTGGACACGCTTCGCTTTGGACGGGCGCTCAATCGCAAAGCAGAAGTACCACGGCCTCGATGGGCATGACCTCGGCGCGAAGGTGGCAGAGCACTACAACCATCTGCGCAAGATGGACGTGCGCAAGATCGTCATCAATGTCGATACGGGAGGCGTTGGTGCTTCGCCAGTCGACTGGCTCCGACATAACGGGTATCCCGTCAATGCGGTCAACTTCGGTGCGGGCGCGGTCAACACGCAGCGCTACAAGAACCTGCGTGCAGAGATGTGGGGCCGCATGAAGGCATGGATTGCGCAGGGCGGCTGCTTGCCGCAGGACTCTGATCTTGAGACTGACCTGACCGGCGTCGAGTACGGCTACACGCCAACGAATCAAATCCTGCTCGAGAAGAAAGAGGACATGAAAAAGCGCGGCATGGCGTCGCCGGACAATGCCGATGCGTTGGCCCTGACGTTCGCGGTGCGCATGAATGAGTACATCGACAACCCGATGCCTCCGGCAAGCCGACGGCGCAATGAGATTAGGAGCCGTGATCCGTATCGGTAGTGCGCGTGTGACGTTGATGTTGATGGAGGATGGATGCGTTAAGGAGCATTCATCATGGCTATCAGTATCAGACGAATCACGTGCCGTGAGGCTTGGGACAATCCCGCATGGCCGAAGGTTCTCAAGGAGTACGGCGAGGACGTGCGATACCCGGATCTCGAGCCTGAGCCCGATTACGACTTGTACTTGTGGCTTGAGATTCGAGGAACGCTGCATATCATCGGCGCATTCGATGACGACAGGCTTGTCGGCGTTGCCAGCTATGTGACGACGAATCTTCCGCACTTCAAGGGTAAGAAGCTGGCGTCGTCCGAGTCCCTGTGGCTCGATCACGATTACCGCAAGCATGGCATCGGCCGCTCTCTCATTCAGGCTGCCGAACAGGCCGCGAAGGCTGATGGGTGCTACGGCTTCTACTGGGGAGTCAAGCGTGGGACTCGAGCTGAACAGCTTTTTGAGAAAGTCGCTACGCCAATGAACACCCTCTTTTGGAGGAAGCTATGAGCGCTCTGTCACTGGTATCTGATCTCCCGGCTTGCTCTCCCGAGGACCTTGACGAAACGATGAGAATGCGTGATGTCGTCGCCAAGATGCCGCAGTACGACTTCCCGACCGAGCACTTCTTTCACGGCGGCATGTACGTCAGAACGGTCAAGATGCCAGCCAGCTCTATTCTGTGCGGCGCAGTCATCAAGGTTCCGACGCTTGTCACTGTCGCCGGCGACTGCATCGTAAAGGTCGGTGAGGAAGCTCGAGAGATCGTTGGTTATGCAGTCCTGCGCGGTGCGCCGGGCCGTTCTCAAATCTTCATTGCAAGAGGCGAGACTTACATCACGATGTCCTTTCCCTCGAAGGCTAAGACGCTCGAAGAGGCAGAGGAAGAATTTACGGACGAATACGAAAAACTCATGTCTAGGAGGACTTCATGTCAGGTGGAACCGTAGGTGCTGTCATCGTTGGCGGCGCAATCGCAGCGGCAAGTGCGGCCGCGTCGGTCTATTCAAGCAACAAACAGGCGAAGGCTCAGGCTGCGGCGTCTCGCAAGGCAGAGGAGCAGGCTAAGGCTCAGGCAGCACAACAGCGCCAGCAACAGCGCAGACAGGAAGGACAGTCGGCGGACGTTGGTGCGATCCTTGATCAGAACGCTAATGCCGGTCTGTCTGGAGGCTCTACGCTTCTGACTGGTGCTGGCGGCGTCAAGGACAATCAGATGAGCCTTGGCGGTGGCGGCAATCTCTTGGGGTAAGCAATGAACGACAAGGACCTGCGTGAGCGTGTCCTTGGCAGATGGGAACGACTGAAAGCAGAACGCGAGCCGTATGTGCCGCAGTGGCTTGAGATCAGTCGCCACATCACACCTGCCTCGGGGCGCTTTCTAGAAACGAAGTCTCGCAAGAACGAGTCTCGAGATCGCTGGAACAAGATTTACGACAGTACGGCTGTTCGTGCCGCCAACATCTTGCAGGCCGGGCTCATGTCCGGCATGACGGACCCGTCGTCGCAGTGGTTCTCGCTGACGACTGGCTCCCCCGACCTTGATGAGTCGCACGCTGTGAAGGTCTGGCTCGATGATGTCCAGCGCATCATGGAGATGGCCTTCACTCAGACGAACATCTATCAGGCCCTGCAGCACACATGGCGAGAGGTCGGCGTCTTCGGCGTGGCGGCCTTCGTCATCGTCGAGGATCCCGTCTACAGCTTCGTGGCGCATCCTCTCGTGTGCGGTGAGTACTGCATCGGGTGTGACTTCAGGGGCCGCCCTGACACGCTCTATCGTCGCTTCACGATGACGGCGGGTCAGCTCGTCTCTCGTTACGGGCGGGACCGCGTGTCTCGCGACGTTCTGGCCAACTACGACGAGGGTAAGGTAGATGAGCCCTTCGTCTGCATTCACGCCATTGAGCCGCGCTTCGACCGTGATCCTAGCAAGCTCGACAACCGAAACATGCCGTGGAGGTCTGTCGTCATTCAGGTCGATCATGATGAGGACGCGTCGGGCGTCCTTGACGAGTCTGGCTACCGTGATTTCCCTGCCGTCGTCGGAAGGTGGGGCGCATCAGCCTCTGATGTCTACTCGGAGGAAGCTCCGGGCATGATGGCAATCGGTGATGCGCTTCAACTCAATCACCATCAGGTGCAGAAGGGCAATGCGGTCGACTACATGGTCAATCCGCCGCTCATCATGCCTGCAGACGCTCGAGACAATGAGGTCGACTTCCTGCCTGGTGGGCGCTCCTACATCGACAATCCGGGCGCGGGCAATCAGGTGCAGCCTGCCTTCGCGGTGAACCTGCCGCTCGGAGACCTGCGCGAAGACATCGCCGACGTTCGAAGTCGCATCAATTCGGCCTTCAATGTCGATCTCTTCATGATGATTGCGAATGCCGGTCACGGGCAGATGACTGCTACCGAAGTGGCCGAGCGTCACGAGGAAAAGCTGATGATGCTCGGGCCTGTGCTCTCTCGCCTCAACGAGGAGGTCTTGCGTCCGCTCATCGAGCGATGCTTTGACATCCTCGCGCGTCAGGGCCAGCTTCCGCCGCCTCCTGAAGAGCTCCGAGGACAGAAGCTGTCGGTCGAGTACACGTCCATGCTGGCGCGCTCTCAACGTGCGATTCGGGCCAACAGCCTCGATCAGTTCGTGAGTCGCGTCATGCAGGCGGCTCAGGTCAATCCGAACATCCTGCAGAAGCTCAATGCGTTCAATCTCGTTGACGAGTATGCGGACTATTTCTCTGTTGCTCCGTCCGTTGTCGTTCCAACCGATGAGGCGCAGGCGGCGATTGAACAGCAACAGCAGGCCCAGCAACAGCAGGCGCAGGCCGAACAGATGCAACAGTCTGCCGACGCTCTGGCGAAGCTCGGCCGCGTTCCGTCCGACGATTCCACGATGGCCGGTCAGGCCGTCAAGGGACTTGCGGCAATGGCACAACAGTAAGTGCGCGTGTGAAGTATGACGACTGACATCATGACTCCAGAGCGCGATCCCTTCCGAAAGGAGGAGGTCGAGGCTCGAGAAGAAGAAAGGATTCGCCGGCAGAAGCTGTCGAACTCGTTGAAGGCGGTGCTTTCGACGCGAGACGGCAGAGTCATCCTCTGGCAACTCCTTTCCGATACGGGTATCTACAGAAGTTCGTTCGATCGAGACTTGGCGGTAATGGCCTTCAACGAGGGCCAGCGCAATGTCGGCCTCAAGCTACTCGATCGAATCATGGCTGTAGATGCTGAGGCATACAGGTTAATGCAGGACGAAGCGAATGGATGCGACTGAACAGACTCCGACCGGCGGTGAAGGTGAGGGCACTGCGCCCGCTCCCTCTCCCGTTGCTCAGGAGCCCGAAACGAATGCAGGCACTTTGCTGACGTCTGCCGAAAGCAACGAGGGTAAGCAGCAGGCCGAGCCGCAGGAAGGTGGCAACGGTGAGGCTGGCGAAGCCGGTGCTGAAGGTCAGGCAGAAGGCGAAGAGGGTGCCGAGAAAGAGGAGGGCGAAGGAGAGAAGCAGGGCGCCCCCGAGAAGTACGAGGACTTCAAGATGCCTGAAGGTACCGAGCTCGATGCAGAAGTCAGCACGGCCTTCCAAGGCGTGGCGAAGGAGCTCAATCTCAGTCAGGATCAGGCCCAAGGCTTCCTTGACAAGATGGCCCCCGTGCTTCAGAAGCGCTCGGCCGAACGTATCGCAGAGATCTCGAACGAGTGGATGGAACAGTCGAAAGCCGACAAGGAGTTCGGCGGCCAGAAGCTCACGCAGTCGCTCTCTGACATCGCTCGCCTGCGCGACACCTTCGCGCGTAACGCTGACGGAAAGGTAGATGCGGACATTCAGGAGTTCCTAAGCTCCCCGATGGGAAACCACCCGGGCGCTTTGCGACTGCTGAGCCGCATCGGCAAGCATTTTGGCGAGGCGAAGTACCCCGGTGGCGGATCTGCCGAAGACGGACGATATACCGCCGAGCAGTTTTATCAAGACGCAATGAAAGGAGGCAAGTAAATGCCGAATGTTGTGACTGACTCGAATCCGATCACTCTGGCGGACTTCGAGGGTCTTTCCAGTGATAAGCCGGTACGCCAGCTTATCCATACGATCCGCAACTACAACGGTTTCTTTGATCAGGCCGTGATCCAGCGCGGCAATGACGGCTTCGGGGACCGAGGCAAGATCGTTACGTCCTATCCGGAAGGTCAGGTTCGCGCATTCAACGAGGGTTGGGATGCTGAACGAGTGACTGGTGCTGACGTGCGCTACGCAGCCGCCATGGTTCGGTCCCGTTCTGAGGTCGACAAGTCTCTTCTCGATACTCGCAAGGCGAATGAACGTGCGGCCTTCCGTCTCCGTACTGACGAAGGCTTCATGCGCGGTCTCTCTCGCTCCGTGCTCCGCAAGGTGCTCTATGGCGATAGCAATCTTGAGAGTCGTGATCCGAACGGCATTCTCAACATTCTCACGCCTGACAATGCCGCCTTCGCTGATCGCATCATCAATGCCAAGGGCACGACTGCTAACGCTCAGACTGACATCCTCCTGATCAACTGGGACCTTGCTTCCACCTATCTGTTCTATCCGGAAAACGGTTCCAATGCCGGTCTCTCCGTTGAGAACATGGGCGAACAGTACGCCTTCGACGTCAACGGCAAGCGCTTCCGTGCTGAAATCACGGAATTTGCCTGGGACATTGGTGTCGCCATGTACGATCCGCAGCGTGTCGTCCGCATCGCCAACATCGATTCCACGAAGCTCACGAAGAAGAACACGACTGGTCCTGACCTGCTTGATCTGATGATCGACGCTCTTGAACGTCTGCCGGATGAACAGCAGGGCCGTGTCGCCTTCTACATGAACGACAACACCCGCAGCTTCCTCGCTCGCCAGATTCTGAACAAGGACAATGTCCTTCTGTCTCAGGATGAGGTTGCCGGCCGCAAGTGCATGACGTTCCGTGGTGTTCCGATTCATCGCCTTGGCACGGACATTCTGTCCAACAAGGGCGCTGTCCTGACGCTGTCCTGACGCTCTAAGGAGGAAACGGAAATGATGGACATCAAGCTCGCTTTCTGCGAAAAGACTGAGGCGAAGGCCAAGATCACGTCCAGCGTGATCGACTTCCTTCAGAAGGCTCCGACCACTGGGCTCAACGATCGACCGCTCTATGTTGTCTGCAAGTTCCCGACGGCGCTTGTCGGCACCTCTCTGGCTATCGCCATTGAAGATTCAGACGACAACAGCACCTTCGCTACTGTTCTTCAGACTGGCGCAATCGCTGTGGCTGACACCAAGGGTGGCATCGTCATTCCGATGCCGCTCAAGCACCGTCGCTATGTTCGCCTCGTTGCTACGCCGACCTCTATCACGGCCGGCACGATGACGGCTTATCTGAGCGACGTTGTTGAAGTCCCGACGACTTACAAGGTCGAGGGCATCGAGTTCCTGCCGGGCGCTGCCGCCTAAGCATGAACGGCTGAAAATTCTTCTTTCAGGAGGCGGGGCGCTCAAACGCTCCGCTTTTTTCTTATGGCTACTGCTGTTGACATCTGTAATCTTGCGCTCGGCATGCTTGGCGACTCTGGTGATGTGACGTCCATCATGCCGCCTGACGGTTCTCCTCTAGCCGGGCATTGCGCGAGGTGGTATCCACTTGCTCTGCGAAAACTCTTTGAAGAACATGACTGGAGCTTTGCCATTCGACGTTCTCGCGGCGTCGAGCTATCTAATGTCGATAAGGACTTGTACGAGTGGAAGCATGCTTTTCTCCTCCCGTCTGATTGCGTCCGGCTGATGCGTGTTTCTGAAGTGGGAAAGCAGGATGCTCCGCTGGACTTCGAGGTCGAGCTGTATGAGGCAAACTCCGGCCGGGCCGTGTTCGTAGATGCCTCGAACGTTGTGCTGACGTATGTCTCCTACGTTGACACGGCGTCGGTGTTCCCGACGTACTTTGTGCAGGCCTTGACGCTGTTGCTGGCGTCCTATCTCGTCGGTCCCGTCAAGCGTGCTGACGGTGCGAGTGATGCGGCCACTCGCCTTTTGCAAATGTATGAGGCCGCTCTGTCTCGTGCAAAGACTGCCGACGCAAAGATGTCTATTCATCGTAGGACGGCTGATCGGCTTCCCGCCTCTATTCTTGCGAGGGTGATCTGATGGCTATTCGAAACTACCAGCGAGCGTTCAACGGAGGCGAGGTTTCGCCTTCAATGTATGCACGTATCGACGACGGGAAGTACCAGACAGGCATGGCACAGTGCAAGAACTTCCTTATCGAGCCGCAGGGACCTATCGTGATGCGACCTGGGTTCAAGTATGTCAACCATACAAAGCACGCGGGCAAGAAGGCCAGACTCATCCCGTTCAACTTTTCGATCTCGCAGACAATGGTTCTCGAGTTCGGAGAGAAGTATGTGCGTTTCCATACGCAGGGGCAGACCGTTCTGGGTGCTAACGGGCAGCCTTACGAGATTGCAACGCCGTACCTTGAGGCAGATCTCTTTGAGATTCATTACGTTCAGTCGGCTGACGTGATGACATTGGTGCATCCCAACTACCCGCCGAAGGAGTTGCGCCGCTACGGTGCAACTGACTGGCGTCTGGTTGACATCAGGTTTGGATCGTCCTTGTCTGCTCCTACCGGCCTGTCTGCGTCTCAGACAATCAACCAGGAAGTGAAAAATCCGACTGACTACAAGAGAACATACGCTGTGACGGCGTTGCTTGCGGATGGCACAGAGGAGTCGGTTCGCTCTTCTTCTGTGACGCTTGACTGCAATCCTTATGGAGACGGTTCGTACAACACGATCAGGTGGAATGCGGTGGCGGGTGCGGGTCTCTATCGCGTCTATCGAGATCAGGGCGGCGTATGGGCGTATGTAGGTCAGACTGATACGACACAGATTGTCGACGAGAACATTACGCCGGATGCGTCCATTACCCCGCCTATCTACGACACCGTTTTCAAGAACAATGACTACCCGGGTGCCGTTTCTTACTTCGAGCAGCGCAGGTGGTTCGGCGGCACTCGTGATCGACCGAACAACTTGTGGGCGACGCGGCCGGGCACTGAGGCCGACATGTCCTACTCCTTGCCTTCGCAATCTGATGATCGCATCGCTGTCCGAGTGGCGGCCCGTGAGGCGAACCGAATTCTGCACATCGTGCCTCTGTCTCAACTGATGCTCATGACTGGTGCTGCCGAGTGGCGTGTTTCACCTCTCAACTCAGACGCCATTACGCCAGAGTCGATGTCGGTTCGACCACAGTCATATGTGGGCGCGTCCAATGTGCAGCCGCTTGTCGTAGGCTCGAGCATGATCTATGGCGCGGGCCGTGGCGGGCATCTCCGTGAGCTCGGATACAACTACGAGGCTGGCGGCTACATCTCTGGCGATGTGTGTCTTCGCGCTCCTCACCTCTTCGACAACCTGACGATTGTTGATCTGGCCTACTCAAAAGCGCCGTCTCCCGTGGTCTGGGCAGTCTCCTCGTCAGGGAAGATGGTCGCGATGGCATACGTTCCCGAACAGCAGGTCGGCGGCTTTTCTACGATCGAGACAAAGGGATCAATTGAATCAGCTTGCGTCGTGGCCGAGGGAGACGAGGACATCGTCTACGTGGAAGTCATGCGAACTGTCAATGGGCAAGCTGTTCGTTTTGTCGAACGCATGAACGAACGTCAGTACAAGGATCTCAAGGAATGCGTCTACGTTGACTGTGCCGCCACATACCGTGGCGAGGCTAAGAAGGAGATCACGGGGCTCACGTGGCTCGAGGGTGAGACCGTCAGCATCCTTGCCGATGGTGCAGTCGAGCCTCAACAGGTCGTCAAGGACGGGAAGATCACGCTTACCTATCCTGCAGAGATCGTCCACGTCGGCCTTCCGTTCACGGCGGACATGAAGACGCTGCCAGTGGCGATGGCGCTTCAGGATGGCTCCTACGGGTCCGGCCACAAGAAGAACGTTCGCGAGGTCTTCTTCCGAGTGGTCAATTCGTCAGGCACTCAGGCGGGTCCGTCGTTCGACAAGCTCTCTGAATACCCGTCTCGTTCGACGGAGTTCGCTGGCAACGTGCCCGAGCCAATAACCGACGAGATCGGCTTCCAGATTCAGCCGCAGTGGTCTCAGAGCGGGCAAGTCTGCGTTCGGCAGAAATACCCGTTGCCACTGAGGATCGTGAGCATGACAACGGTTCTCGAGCTCTCGTGATCGTGCGCGTGTAGGTAGATAGACCCTCTAAGGTGTAGGCATCTTAGAGGGTTTTTCTATGGCTACAAACTCGGCTCAATTCGGATACGGGATGCTCATCGCGCAGGGCATCGCAAACACCATTACAGCGCTAGGGTCATTCGGGATTTCCAAACATTCGAATGCGGCCGCGCAGGCTCAGGCCAATATCGCCCGCATCAATGCACAGATGATGGAACGCCAGTATCAAGCAACTTTGCGAGCGTCCGAGAAGGCGATTGTGTCAAAAACGATGGCTGCTGGGCATGTCAAGTCTGCTCAGCGCGCGGCTCTTGCTGCCAACGGCATCGCAGTCGGCGAAGGTAGCGCTGCCGAAATGCAAGCGTCCACTGACATCGTCAAGGAGATGGACGTCAATCAGATTAAGTCGAACGCACTTGCTGAGGCCTGGGGCTACCGGTGGAAGGGCGTCGGCTACGAAGCTCAGGCGCTTCAGTCCGAGGCTCAGAAGGTCAACAAGTGGGACAAGTTCGGTACGACGCTGTTGGGCGGCGCATCTCAAGTTGCAAGCAACTACATGCTCATGAATGCTTCCGGGATGTTTGACACGAGCAAAAGCAGTGGTTGATGGGACTACCCGGACATTGCGTCCAGCTACAAGAAGACGATGATCGGAGGGTACTAAATGCCAATGGTTCCGACTTTTCAGGGCGGACTGCCCCAGGTGCATGACTCGGGTAACTCTGGGTTCTCGCCTATCAGCGTGCCTCAGGATCGCACGGACTATGACGCCGTTATGAAGAAGGCGCTCATGCCTGTGCAGGAGTGGGCCAACTCTGCGGTCAAGGCGCTAGACGTTCAGCGCGCACGCGTCATCAAGGCCGAAAGCGACGATGCCGAGCGCGAGGTGATGAGTGCGATCGACGCGCATCTCAACAATCCAGAGACCGGCTATCTCACAAAGATGGGCCGCAATGCAATGGATGATTACCAGCCCGCAATGGAGGCGATGACTCGTGACGTCAACGCGATTGTCGGCAAGTTGTCTCCGCAAGCACGTGAGGCTGTACAGTCCCGTGTCTATGACCGCATGCAGTCTGCTCAAAGTCAGGCTCAGCGATGGAACGCAAGCCAGACGAGGCACTACCAGATGCAGTCGTCCTCGTCCAAGGTCGAGGCTTTGCAGGCGGACGCTGCGAATCACTATGCGGATCCCGAGTATCTCGCGAAGTCGTCGGCCTCTGTCGACATGGAGCTCGACTACCAGGCGCAATTGATGGGTTGGGACGCCGAGACCTTGGCAAACCAGAAGCGTGCGCACATGGATCAGCTGCAGGCAAATCGCTTTTCGGCGTGGGCTCAGGATGATCCTCTGTCGGCACTAGAGGCCTTCCAGAACACGCCTGACGGTGCGATGAGTACCGACATCAAGGGGAAGGTCGGCAATGCGCTGTGGAGCTCTGCGAAGCCACAGCTGTCGCTCATGGTTGCCGACAAGCTTGGCGACACGATGCTTTCGAAACGCGATTTTGTCAAGCAGGCAATGCGCGGAAACTTCCGTTCAGGCATTCCTGTCGTGGATCGCCTTTCAAAAAATCAGAAGATCGATCTCTTCACTCAGGCCTTTTCAATGGCCGCGCAGCGCAGGAGTGAGCAACGGGGTTCCTTGACTCGTGAAGTGCAAAATTCGCTCGCGACGGCGGCATCCACCGGTGCTGACGAAAACGAACTTACGGAAGGGCAGTTCGTTGAGGTGTATGGCGACAAGGAAGGAAAGGAGCGCTACGCAAATTACAAGATCGATTTCGACACGTCGAAGGCCACATACGCCTACCAGATGATGCCGGTTGACCTGATCGAGGAAGACATCAGGGCAAGCCGCCCTGCGCCTGGGGACCCTGATTATGCGGAAAAGATGAAGGGCCACAATGCACGTGTGAAGGCTGCAGGTGAGATCGTCAAGGCCCGGAAGACGGACCCGATGGGGGCTGCCATTTTGACGGGACAGTATGGCGTCAAGCCTCTCAACTTCGGGGATTTGAACTCTGTGGGCGAAGAACTTCGTCACCGCGTATCGGTTGTCGGGGACTTGTCCTCCGACTGGCGCGTGCCTCAGACGCTCTTCTCTGCTTCTGAAGCGAAGATGCTCGTTGGTGCTCTTGAGAAGGCCAACGTTGATGAGCAGTGCGAGATGCTGAGCGTTATCTCTAATGCTGTCGGGCCCGCCGGCATTGCCAGCGTCACGAATCAGTTCACGAAGGACAGTAGGAAATACGCTCTTGCTCTTGCGGGATTCGGAAAGGACTTGCAGGGCGGGATGTCCGTTGGTGAGAGATACCTTCGAGGCCTTGATGCAATCGACCAGAAGCGCGTCAAGGTTGATGATGCGGATGTCCACGGCATCACCGGCACGGCCTATTCGCTCATTGGGGATGAGGGTGATGTTCAAGGTCTATTCACCTCTCCCGATTCTGCTGATGCGGCCGTTGAGATTGCGCGCGGCCTCTATGGCTATGGCCTGCTCAACGGCGATGGTGACATGACCTCTGCGGTAGAGCAGGCGGTTGGTGGCAAGGTGATCTCGTACAGAGGAAAGAAGACGCTGGTGCCACTGGGCGTCGAATCGGGCGTTTTCTCATCTAACATTGAGAACCTTGTTGGTGCTCATGCTCAAACGCTCGAGAAGTCAAAGAGGTTGTTCTATGCGAACGGCCTTGCGTTCACTGGTGACGAATTGTCCACACAGTTTAGGAAGCTCAAGCTCAAGGTCGAAAGCACGAACGATGACGGCTCCATTACATACAGCTTGATCTATGGCAGCTCTCCCGTCGTCGACGATGATGGCGGGCTCTATACGTTTGACCTCTCCAAAGACATGGTAGAGGAACAGGTCAAGAAGCGAAAGAGTGCGATGGTGCTTGACGATGACTATTTTGGCGTGTTTGAAGTGCCGACGACCGAACCGAAGAATGCCTACGAAGGCGATTACCACTGGACTGATTGACGATGTTTCTTGATGAGATTTTCCGCCCGAATGCCGGGACGCCTCTCTTGTCCGAAGATCAGATGCGACAGGCTCGTATCAATCGGTGGGGGACCGATACGCCAGCTGAGGATGCGAAGGGCAAACCTCTGCCCAGTACAGGCTATGAACCGAGTTGGTTCGAGGGTATCGGAGATGCCTGGCAAGGCTTGAACGCGGCGCTTGCAGAAACAAAGAGCTCGGCTCTCACCGTGCTTTCGGACCTACCGATTGGGACAGAAGAGGAGCGTGAGGGTTGGCTGCGTGCCGCTGAGGCTACTCGTGCCTACAGCAAGGCCCATTACGAGGCCGATCCTGAACTGATGGGGGCGGCATCGCAAATCATTCATGGCCTTTTCAAGACAATTCCGAAGGCGGCTGGCTACATGGCTGCGCTAGGTCCCGGTGCCGGCGCGGTTGCCTTTGGTGCTGATGTGGGTATCAGTGAATCGCAGAGGCTCAAAGATGAAGGCGTCGATCAGGCGACTCGCACTTCTGCTGGCGTCATGTCATTTGCTGCCAATGCTATCGGCTTGCGCCTTCCCGGTGCTTTTGGTTCGACTCGTCTCATGTCTACCCTTTATGGTGCCGGCGCAAACATTGGTACCGATGTGGCTGAGCGCAAGGGTATCCAGCTCATTCTTGAAAACCAGAACTACGGTGAGCTGGCGAAGCAGTACGAAGTCTCAGGAGCCGACCTTGCTGTGTCCGGCATCTTTGGCGGTGCCTTTGGTGCGATAGGGTATCGCAGTCCTCAGGCGAAGTTTGAAAGCGAGGTTGCCGAGCGCCGCGAATCTCTCAAGAAGGAATTGATGAAGGCGGGCCGCTCGGAAGAGCAAGCTGATGTGGAGGCTGGCATGACCGCCCCTGGTGAAGTTCTCTTTGCGAAGCAGGCGGGCGTCGACTGGAAGGATGTTGACTACACGATCGAAAAGACGGATAGCACTCAGGCAACTGATGGCTTTCACATGCCGGTAACGCAGGGTATTGAGTGGCACGCAGGGCCGACGAAGTTGTCTGCAGATACGGCGCTGGAACTGAAGGTGATTGAGAATACTCAGAAGCCGTTGGAGCAGGTCGTCCCGTCATTTCAGAGAACATTTACCGAAGGCGTCACTAACAAGGACACGGGCTTTAAGCTGACAGCATCGGTTTCTGATATCAAAAAATGGACTGCAAAGGCTCGTCGTCGTTGGTTTTTACAAACAGTCGGCGATGATTTGGTTGAGTTGGCTGAGGGGGCTCGACTCATCGAAAGCCATAGTGATGTAGTTCATGGCAATCCAGAGGTACAGGGCGTTCACAAGCTCGTCAATGCGGTTCGCATTGGAGATCAAAATTTAAGGGTCGTTTTCACTGTCCGTGATTATGCTACGAAAGGCCAAGAGCGCACCGCCCTACACTCTGTAGACAATATCGATTTCGAGCTCGTAGAAACGGCGAACCCGCCTGTCAACGAAGCCTCAGCGACAAGCGGGTCCTATGATGGGGATACGGTGCCTGCCCCTGAGGTGGCTCAGCATCCCGTCGGGCCCCATCCATTTAAGGTCACTTTATCACAGGTTCTAGGCGGAAACAAGCCGTATGTGAGAGCTGACGGGAAGTCGTACTTCGATCCGGTTGACCTTGGCGCGACTGTGGTTGGCGGGGTGTATTACGATGCCCCTTCTAGCCGCGGCGCCTTCGAACAAGATGCCATTGAGAAGGCTAAGGCCGACGGCACCGGCGTTGTCAAGCTTCCTGATGGGCGTTTTGAGGTCAAGGGTTCCTACGATCCTAAGAAGCGGAAAATCACACTGACGCCGAAGGCCGATATTTCTACGTTTGCTCATGAGCATTCTCATTGGTACTTGGACATGCTCATGAAGGTCCTTGGCAAGGAGGACATTGATCCTGACTTGCGCGAGGCGGGTGAGGCTCTGCTGCGCTCTTGGGGCATTAAGAGTGTCGAGGACTGGAACGCTCTCGGCGTCGAGGGCCAGCGCAAGTATCAGGAGCGGTTCGCGGCGTGGACTGAGGTCTATCTGTCCAAGGGCAAGTCTCCTGTGAAGGGACTTGATGGCTTGTTTGAGCGCTTTGGCCAGTGGATCGTTGACTTGTATAAGAAGGCTCTTGGGCTCGATCCTGAGAGTGCTGTGAAGGATCGCTACAAGTCTGAGACTGGCGAGGACCTGCCTCCGCTCTCGAAGGAGATGGAAGCTGTTATTCGCAGGATGTATGGCGAACAGCCGAAGGCCAAGAGTGTCAAGCCGACGCCTTCTCAGGTGACGGCCGCTCGCATGGTGCAGGCCCAACGCATGAACGAACGGAAGCTGACTGCGCCTATGGCAAACCCGAATGATCCAGAAGCAATGGACGTTGCCATTAAGGCTCAGCGACAAGCTGCCGAACAGCTGAACAACGGTCAGGCCGTGGATGTCGGTGCGACTCTTCAGGGCGTACAGATGAATGATGTGGCTCTGACGAATTCTCAGAAGCACTTCGCTCGTGCGGTGCAGATGGGCGGCGACAATTCTTCGCTCGTTGTTCTGCAAAACCGAGATCGTTCCAAATTGGCTCCCGTTGCTCAGATGAACGCGATTGCCGCTAATCCTCAGTACGGCCGCGTGTCCTTCAGTCGCACGACTGACACGGGCGCTCCGATTGTCTCTTTTGGCTCTATGCCGGATGAGCGTTATCAGGGCATCACGGACTGGGTGATGGATGGTGGCGAGAAGATTCCTGTTACCTACGCTGTTGTGGAGGCTGACAGTGTCCTCACGTCGAATGATTGGAGCGGGCGCGCGGTTGATGGCTATGGTGACGATCCGACGCGAGTGCATGCAGTCGCCGGCAATGGCCGCCTTGCCGGTCTCACTGAGGCATTCGAGCGTGGAACGGCAAGCCAATACGTCTCTGACATGATGGCCGACCATCAACAGACGGGCATTAATCCCGAGGCTGTTGGTGACTTGAAGCGCCCGGTGCTGGTGCGCTTCATGCCGAGCGAGAAGGTGACGACAGGTTTCATCGAGCGATCAAATCAGTCTGCCGTGCTGGAGTTGAGCGGTTCAGAACGTGCCGTGCAGGATGCCGCCAAGCTGACCACCGACAAACTCAAGGCATATCAGTTTGACGAGAACGGTGAGCCGACGAGAGCTACGCTTGATCGTTTTGTGAAAGACGTTGGTGAGCCGAGTGCCATTGGCGGTTTGATTGATGGCGAGGGTAAACCGACGGAAGCGGCTAAGACTCGTGTGATGGCAGCCGTGTTCTACAGGGCATACCGTGATCCGGAGCTCACGTCTCTCATGTCTGTTGAGACTGACAAGCAGGGGATGAAGCGCGTTCTCAATGCTATGGCGGCCTTCGCTCCTCACGTCATTTGGATTCGAGAGATGTCCGGCGGTGCTATCGACCTTGGCCCTGCAATCGTCGATGCGGCCCACATGCTCAAGAGTGGTGAGGTCCCGATGGACGGCGTTCTGATTGACGATGTCGGCCCGGCGTCACGACAGATGTTCGAGTTGCTTTACAACAATCGCAAATCTGCGGCGGCCATTGGTCGAGTATTCAACGTTTTCTCAGATGAGATTACATCGTCTCTCGGTGAGGGTACGGGGATGCTCTTTGGTGATCCGCTTGACCTGGCTGATGCCATGGGCTTTTTGCGTCGTGCTCAGAATGCCGAGATTAAGAGGCAGATGGATGAAGGCAAGACGGGCCTTGCGCTGATGCCTGATGTTGACATCGTGGCGGTTCGTGAGGCGCTTAAGGCGGCTGAAGAGGCGAAGCGTTCTGCTGAGAACCTTGTCTCTGCTATGGGCGAGAAGGTTATTCAGGATGCCGAGAGCAAGCAGAATGGTGGCGCTGAAGATGTGCAGGCTAAGGCCGAACAGGGAGAGGCGGCTCGTCTTGAGGAGGCTCGTGCGCGTTCGCTTGAGGTTGTCGGCAAGAGTGCTGACATGGTTCGACTTGAGAACCTGGCTGCCGAAAAGCCGAATCAGACTTACGTGCTTGACGACAGTGGCGTCCAAATGACGATGGAAGGCGTCGTAAATGAAATGCAACGAATTGAGCAGGAGGCCGAGATTGAGTCGGCCGGCATCGGCAAGGCCGCCGAGTGCATCCTGCGTAACGGAGGTATCCAGCAATGAGGCAGGAGTGCTTGAATGCTATCGGTTCAGTCACCGGCAGAAAGGTCAAGCCCGAAGAGGGCGACGCGATCATGTCGAATATTCGGCAAATCATGGGCTCTCTTCGCAGAAGCGATCAGGACGCATGGGCGAAGATGACGAATGATGAGCGTGTCCGTGCTGCCGCTGGTGAGTACATCAAGCAGATCAAGCTTGAGGCGCTGAAGCGAAAGGCTGACATTGCCAGACAGGTGCTTCGTCAGGATGAGCGAATTCGTGAGTTGGAACGGCTTTCCAATGAGCGCGATCTGCATGCCTATTCCGCCGTAGCTGAGATCATGCGAAGCGTTTACCGAAGAGCTCGAGGTATTCAGAACGAGTATTGCACGCAGTTGCTTGATACGCTGCAGGGCATCGATAGTCGATGGTTTGGGTTCGTTGAGGATGCCGGGGACGTGCGTGACTTCATTCGTGAGGCCTTTGGCGAGGACACGGACAACGCTCGAGCGAAAGCGGCGTGGGAGGCATGGGAAAAGACAACGGACGCCATGCGTGAGCGGGCAATTCGTGCCGGTGCTCAGATCGGCAAGATCGATTATGGCTATATCCCGCAGTCTCATGATCTGTGGAAAATCCGCAAGGCAGGCAAGGATGCCTGGATCGATGAGATTTTTCCGCTGTTGGATCGTGAGCGCTTCACGAACGACAAGGGCGAGATGATGTCTGACGATGAGTTGCTGGTGCTTCTTGAGCACTCCTACGATGACATCATCACAAACGGTGTTGTGACTGACGACGTGACAGAGATTGCGAAGAATCTTCCCGTGACCAATGCGGCCAGATACAAGAAATTCCCGCATCGAGTCCTTCACTTCAAGGATGCCGAAAGCTTCATTCGGTACGAGTCAAAGTTTGGGAACAGCAGTCTGACGGGTTCCCTGATGGGGCATATCGCCAAGATGAGCAATGACATTTCATTGCTTGAGTCGTTCGGGCCGAAGCCTCAGGCTACGTACACGATGCTAAAGGGCGTGGCGGACAACGTTGCGTCTCAAGCGCAGGGGACTGTCGGCAAGATCGATCTTCTGAAGAAGTATTCGGATCATCAGGGCTTGTTTGGTGCAACAGTCGACGACATCTGGAATGTCTTGAGCGGCGTGACCTCGCAGATCGAGATCAATCGAGACGGGGTGGCAAACTTCATGGCCGGTTGGCGCAACCTTGAGGTGGCGGGCAAACTTGGAAAGGCTTTCATTTCCTCGTTTTCGGATATCCCGTCGTACTTCGTGGCCAGTGGCTTCAATCGCCTCGGCTTCATGGACAGTCTGAAGTTCTTTGTGGCGGCTTATGGCTCTGACTGGAAGGAGTACGCGAATCGTGCTGGTTTCATTGCTGACAGCATCATCAGTGACTTCAACAGGTATGCCGCTGACAACATAGGTGAAGGATGGACTGCAAAGCTCGCCAATGCCACGATGAAGGCCTCGCTTCTCTCTGCGTTCACCGATGCGACGCGCCGAGCCATGTGCTTGAACATGATGGCCGGCATGGCGAAGATGCTCAAGAAGGACTGGGCGGATTTGGACGCATATGATAGAGCCAGGCTCGAAGAGGGCGGCATCTCTGAGCGTGACTTCGAGCTGTTGCAGATGGCCGGCACAGAGACTCACAGGGGCATAGAGTTCATCACCATCAGGCAGCTGAAAAGACTGAGCGAGGGTGCACTCAACGGAGCTACTCAGGAGGAGGTTGATATGCTTCCGAGCAAGTTGATCGGCTTCATCGTCAATGAGTCCGAGATGGCGTCGCTTGGTCCTGACCTCATTACCCGTGCTGAGACGACAGGCGGCTTCAAGCGAGGCACACTCAAGGGTGAGCTCTATCGATCCTTATTCCTCTTCAAGTCTTTCCCGATTGCGATGATGGAGCGCCACTACCGTCGAGCGGCTTTCTTGGGCCAGTATGGCAATAGGGTCGACCAAGCATCCTACGCTGCCGGCATCTTCGTTGCGACTACCATCTTCGGTGCAATCTCACTGCAGGTGCAGAACCTTCTCAACGGTAAGGATCTGCAGGACATGGAGGTCTCGCTTCAGAACAAGGCTTTCTGGATGCAGGCCTTCACGAAGGGCGGCGGATTGGGTTTCCTTGGAGACTGGATCGTCAACGGCTTGAGTGAGGATGCGCGCTATGGTGCGATGTCCGGTCTTACCAACATTGCAGGTCCGGTCGTCGGGACGGTGGTTGATGCGTCAGACTTGCTGACATCGATGGCCGGTAGCGCGATTTACGACAAGGAGACGAAGCCTGGGGCCCGCGCTGTCAGGCTTGTCAGGTCGCACACGCCTTTCGTCAATCTCTGGTACACATCGGCTGTGATTGATCGTGCATTCATGAACGAGGTTCAGGACTATCTGTCGCCCGGATATCTGCAGCGCATGGAAACCAAGATGAGACGGGGAACGGGACAGGGTTATTACTGGGGCAGGACGGAGATGGTTCCATCCAGAGCCCCAAGGGTCGTATCGCCTCCGCAAGACTAGTGCGCGTGTGTTCGCCCAATCATACGAAGATGGCTCCACTAAGGAGCCATTTTCTATGATCGAGTACGTCAAAAGATTAGCTGGACCGTTCACGTCAGAGGGACAGTCGAGATTGCCTTTCGGCTTTCTCATCTTTGAAAAGACTGACGTGTATGTCGCCACGGCTGATGATCCTGAAGCGCAGGCAAGAATTCTTGTGTATGGGCAGGATTATTCAGTCGAGATGAATTCGGATCAGGCCGCGACGCCGGGTGGCACGGTTGTCTTGACGACGCCGATTATCAAGGGGAACATCTTTGTCGTGGGGTCTGCCGTTGCCTACACGCAGAACATGCAGCTGACGAACTACTCGCGTTTTCCGCCGGAGATCATCAATGAGGCGATGGATCGAGTCGTTGTGCAGATCCAGCAGCTCGTCGAGCGTCTTGACCGCACTTTGTCAGTTCCGCCGACATCTGACAGTACGCCTGAACAGCTGATTGAGAAGCTTCTGTCCGCTCAGAACGATGCTCGTAGGTTCGCCGACGCGGCCGAGAAGTCTGCCGAAGAGGCGAAGAAGTCAGAAGAGAAGACGAAGGAGTACGCCGAAGCGGCTACCGTCATCGTCCCGTTCAAGGACGAGATCAAGACCGTGGCCGACAACATCGAGCCTGTGGTGGCGACAGGTACGGCTATTGAGGACGTGAAGACCGTTGCCGGCATCAAGCCTGAAGTGGTCGAGGTTGCGGGCAAGTCCTACGAAGTCACGAAGGTCGCAGAAAAAATCGCCGATGTCGTGACGGTGTCGAAGGGCATGCCATACGTTGAAACGGTCGCGACCGACCTCGTTGGCAAGGTTGTCGGTGATGGCGACTGGGACTGTGGCTCCACGACGGACGAGCTCATCGGAGACATCGAGGTTGTTGACGGCAACATCCACACGGTAGCGACAAACATCGCGGACGTAAACAAGGTAGCCGACGCTATTGATCGAGGAGACCTTGAGACGGCGGTGAATGCTGTCGAGACAACGACTGAAAACGTTCGGCTGTCTCAGGCGGCGCAGAAGAGTGCAGAGGCCGCCAATGCGTCCGCGCTCGAGGCGAGGGCCGGCGCTGATGCAAGTAATGCTCTCGCAAAGAAGTGGGCCACGCAGACGACGGCTCCGGTGGAGAGCGATCTCTATGGTGCGAAGTACTACGCCGAGAAGGCCGCGCAGTCTGAAAGCTCCACTGGAGGGCTCCTACAGGAGGTGAAGGACGCGACTGCGGCGGGTGTGAGGAGCGTCCGGTCGGAGGGCGGCACGCAGGTGACTGCTGTGCAGGACGCGGGCTCCACTGCTGTCAACCAGATCACGCAGGAAGGCTCCTCGCAGAAGTCCACCGTGGCGGCCGAAGGAACCAAGCAGGTCGGCTTGGTGGCGAGTGCGGGCACGACACAGGTTGCCGCCGTCAACGCGGCCGGCGCTACTCAAACGGCCAACGCAAAGGCGCAGGCCGATGCCGCAGCCAAGTCGGCTGCCGCAGCATCGAGCGCGCAGAAGGCGGCCGAGACTGCGAAGGCAGGAGCCGATACAGCCTCGACGACCGCAAAGGCATGGGCAAGCAAGACGGGGGCGGCTGTCGACGGCGGCCTCTACTCAGCGCTCCACTATGCAACGTATGCAGAGACGCAGGCGAAAAAGTCCGAGACCGCGGCAGCCACTGCGACGACCAAGGCGACGGAGGCAGGCACGAAGGCCAGTGAGGCCGCAACGTCCGCTCAGGCCGCTGCACAGTCCGCCAAGGTAGCCGCGTTCGCAGTACGCCTGACATCGGCAAACATGAGTGCCAACGGCACGGCCGCGCTCGCCACGCTCACGCCTTCTACCAACGTGAAGGTCGGCGACACGGTGATTGATCCCGAAGGAGAGGTCTTCCAGATCGCGTCGCTCGCGGCAAGCACGTTCACGGTCGGGGCGAGGCTTGCAAACGTCCGGGGCCCGCAGGGGCCGAAGGGCGAAACCGGCGCAGCACTTGCGATCAAGGGCAGCTTTCCGTCCCTCGAAGAGCTGCAGGAGCAGCACCCGACCGGAACGCTCGGCGACGCCTACATGGTCGGCTCGCGCCTCTACTCGTGGAGTGGGAGTGCGTGGGTCGACTGCGGCGACATCAAGGGGCCGAAGGGCGACCAAGGCGACCAAGGCGAGCGAGGCGAGCGAGGCCCCGTCGGGCCTGCCGGCACAACGACGTGGGCGGGCATCACGGGCAAGCCGACGTTAGGCGCACTGTCCGCCAAGGACAAGATAACGATCGCCGACTTTGAGGGCGACATTGATTTAGGGAGCACGACGTAATGGCTACGAAACCGACGCGATTCGCCCAGATGGGCGATACGACAGAGAAAGTCAAGGTCTACACAGGCATTCCGAAACAGCTTGTGGTGGACACGTCCAAGTGGCGCATGCGGCTACTCGACGGGGCTACGCCGGGCGGGTTTGAGTTTGCGATGGTGAGCGACCTGCAGGACTACGCAACGCCTGAGGTCTGCACTCAGCTGATCTACGAAATCAACGAGGTCAGACGAAAGTCTACGGCGTACCAGGTCGGGGACAAGGTGGACTGTGCTTTCCAATACGAGCGCTTCCTCGAATGCACGAAGGCTGGGACGACGAGCGCGGACCTGCTTGATACGCGAAACGTCACGCACGGGCAGGTCATCACGGACGGCACGGTTGAATGGACCGTTCGGACTCATGTGCGCTCGATCAATGGGTCAGTGGCTGGAGCTGATGGCAATGTGCTCGTTGATGTTGGGGCGAAGACGGTCAACGGGAATCGGCCGGACGGAAGCGGGAACGTCAATCTCGGGCTGCATGCTGTAGCGACTTCTGGAAACTACAACGACCTTGTGAACAAGCCGAACATTCCTGCTAATCCGAAAGCGTATATCACTGAAACGTGGTACAGCGGAACCTCTTGGTATCGAGTGTGGAGTGATGGTTGGATTGAGCAGGGGGGTACTAAAGCAGCCCCCTTATATAGTGGCGCATCACAAACGCTTACTTTGCATAAGGCATACAAAAACGCCTCATATACCATTACGGGTATTGGAGTCAAGAAGTCTCGTGTTTGGGGATACGCATCTATTGAGGAAAATTCTGTCACTAAGAATTCCTTTGAATACGCCGGTATGGGAAGCTCCACACAAGATGGTATTGTTGAGTTTCGCTGGTATACTTGTGGTTACTAAAGGGCTACTAAATGGCATTTGAAATCGGACAAATCTTCGAGGGGGAATACCCTCCTGAAGCGGCGGTTTGGTGCAACGAAAGCGGGAAGGCCTATATCGAAGAAATCGAACCGCAGGACGGAGTACGACGCTTTCAGATCGTGAAAGTGCCTGAACCGACAGACGAGGAGATCGCAGAGCAGGTGCGCCTAGAGCGGAACAGGCGGATCGCTGCGACGGACTACCTGGCTATGCCGGACTATCCCTTGAGTGAAGAGGAGAAGGCAGCTGTTATGGTCTACCGTCAGGCGCTTCGTGATGTGCCGACGCAGGAAGGCTTCCCGCGCGAAGTGGTGTGGCCTGAGGTACCATCTGTTCTCAATCGCACTATAAAGTAGGTAAGTTTGTGCCCCTTCCTGTGAAGAAGGGGCAGGATGTGGT